TCGCTGGTCATAACGGTGCGGCAGTCCAAAGAGTGCTTGCTGGCCAGGTCCTGGCCGTAGCTGGCACAAATGATCTGTGCGCTAGGGTTGTGTCCGAGGACGAAGGCAGGAAAGGAGACGGCTGCTGCGTGTGACTTGAGGGACCGCGGAGGCACATTGATGATCAGTCGAGTGATGTCGCCGCGCCGGCAAGCTTCCAGCTTTGACGTCACTAGTTCGTTATGCCAAGTGTGCAGGAACGGAGCGGTTGGATTAAGTTCCCGGAACGCACGATGCATGAACGTGTAAAGATCGCTCCGTGCAAATGCCTGGTACTCATTCGCCGTTAGGGTTGCCATTGTTCTCCTCCGGAACTTCAGAATTGTCTTCCTTCGTCTCTGAGAAGCGTTTGAAAATGTCGTCGATGATTTCCTGATCCGCTGCGGAGAGCAAGGGCTGTTGCGCTCCCGGCAGGTTTTGCTTGGCTTCAGCGTCTCGTGCCAGTTCCAGGAGCAAACGCATGGAGCGTTGGTCGCCCGAGGCAGCTTTGTTGACCAGTTGCTTTACGGCGGCCTCAAATTTGGTGACGGTCTTGCGCTGCCCGTGCTCATTAATGACGACCTTCTCACGGAGAGTTTTCGTGAACACGGTGGCAACGTTCAGAGTGCCCTTCGGGCGTCCTTTCGGGTTTCCCGAAACACCTTTCTGGAAGCGAGTGGACTCTGGCGTTTTGCCGTAACCGGTAGCTTTCGCTGGTCCGTTCATGGTTTGCGGAATGTCACTGCCTGTGCTCATTGCCTGCCTCCTTCTCGAGTTCATTAAAGGTGCGACCCGAAGCTGCATGCGTGGCCGAGAGCCTCGTGAATGTCTGCCAACGGCGAACGACGACGTCGACATAGGCGGGGTCGAGTTCAACGCCATAGCAGATCCGGCCGGTGCGCTCGGCCGCGATCACAGTCGTGCCACTGCCCAGAAACGGATCAAGCACAACGTCTCCCCGAGCAGAGCAGTCCATGATCGCGTCTGCGACGAGAGCGACCGGTTTGACCGTGGGATGCAACTCGAGCAAATTGCCCTCCGCCGTCGAGCGTGAGAAAGAGTTGGCGCCTGGATAATTCCAGACATTCGTCCGGTACCGGCCGAACTGCCCGAGCTGAATATTGTTTCGATGGCCCTCTCGACCGCTCTTGAACACGAATATGAGTTCGTGCCGGCTGCGATACAAGCTACCCATGCCGCCATTGTCTTTGACCCACACGCAGACGGCCTTGAGTTCAGAGTAGACGTCGGTCCCGGCCGTCAAGATTTCCGTCATATGTCGCCAGTCCATGAAGATGTAGTGCAGAGAACCATCGATGCTGTGGGAGGCGACGTTGGAAAATGCGCTTGCTAGGAAGTCTGTAAACTCACCTTGGCTCATCTCACCCGCAGCCATCGGAAAGCTTTTGTGATGGATGGCTCCTAGACCTGTCGCGTGGCCATCGATTTTCACGTTGTACGGGGGGTCAGTGAAGACTAAGCGCGCCTTTCGCCCATCCATGAGCGTCGAGTAGGTTCCCGGATCCCGCGAGTCGCCACAGAGTACGCGGTGCCGCCCCAATATCCACAGATCATTGCTCTGGCAAACCTGAAGGTCAGGTGGGTCAGGTAACTGATCTGCAGCCTCTGAGCCAGATTCTGAAGCTGGCGAAAGCCCCTCGATCAGCAGATCGATTTCAGCGACTTCAAAGCCGGTCGCCTCTAAGTCGAAATCCAGTTCTACCTCGGAAAGAGCCTTCAGTTGTTGAGCCAACAGGTTTTCGTTCCAAGACGAGTTGTCAGTGAGCTTATTATCGGCGATCGCGAAAGCTTTGGCCTGAGCTTCCGTAAGGTGTTCAACGAGAATTGTGGGAAATTCCTTCAGGCCGATCAATAGAGCCGCTTGTACGCGTCCGTGACCTGCAATGACTTGCAGATTCTGATCGACCAAGACTGGAACGATTGGACCGAATGTTTCGAGACTTCGAGCAATCTGCTTAATCTGCCTGTAACTGTGACTGCGCGGATTATCGGGGTCGATTTTCAATCGGTCGATAGGGCAATAGGTGACCGAAAGACGCGGGACCTGTCGGGAACCTTTGCTGACACTGATTCTGGCCGGCGAGACCATTTCTCAGCCCTCCTGGATCGCTCTTGCTCGATCTCAGGCTACGCTGGGAAATGGTTGGCGCGAAGGAATCGAAATCCGCGCTTTTTTCTAGATTTCGATTCCGAGCAAATAAGGACCATCTGCAACCGCACTGCATCGATTTTGGACGTATGGGACGATCTGTCCAGAGAGGAGAATTGTATTAGCTTGGTTCGCTCGGAAGTTACGGATCGCCTTCCTGACGAGTTCAGAATCAGTTTCGGTCTTGTCCTCACGCCAACCTAAGGTAAGCTTGGCTGCTTCAATCATCTTGGCGATGTCCTCACTTCGAAGCTCCCGGACTTCGCCGAGTTCGCGCCTGGTCCATTCCGAGAAGAATTCCTGCAGCATTACCAGCCACATGTGATTGCCGGACACTCCAAACCGCTTCTCGTTGTACAGTTTCTTTTGGTGTTCGAGAAAGGCCTCAAGGTTCTCTTCTTCCGCTTTGAGCACATCTGCAAGGGAAGGACTGCCAGTTGGCCGGAGCTTTGATCCGGGCTGGCCCAGCCGTCCTCCACCAACTTCGATCGCCTCCAACTCCTTGTACGCGGCGGAAGCCTTCTGGACGGCACGGATCGTTTTTGACAGTGCCTTTCTCATCTCGACTCCCCGTTGTCTGCGCGCCGCGAAGGCTCCTTCTTCGTCAGATCTCCGAAGGTAGCAATTTACGTACGTAGACATTTCCACCCATGCCCTCTTGTCGATCGAATGAAGAAAGTTCAACAAAGAGGCGTCGGCATTGTCCTTGAGGTATTTGAAGAACTTTGCCTCCTCAAACTTAACTCGTTTCGCGATTGACTTCCGGTTTGGCTTCGCCATTTGTTCCCCCTTCACTCGATTCTATAACCAAACAGAGCGGAAATGTTGCTGGTCTGATCAGGCCCGACTTGATCGCCCCGACAGCAGGCCGGCCTCGATCTGGTCAGCCCTTACATTTGGGCGGGACGGTGCGGCCATACCGCATCATGCCATTGCAACCTTTAGTCAAGTCTTGACCCGCCAACCGGTATCCAAAGTTCCCCTTGAATTTTCGCCGAAAGGAAGCGGCAATGTTAGCTGCGTTGAAAGGATAAGCCATGCCCAACATAGCCGTTACCGATCAGCTGTCGACTTTGCCGACTTTGCCCAAAGAGGCTCTCGTTGATCTTTGGCGAGTGCTTTTTGAGACAGCTCCTCCGAGTCGAATGCGAAAGGAATTAATGCTCCAGTTCTTGGCATATCGCCTTCAAGAGCAAGAAGTTTGCTCGTTGAGCGCCAGAAACCGTCGTCGTCTCACACAACTCGCCAGATCAATCGACGACGATTCCAAGCGATCCCCATCCCAAACAGTCCCGATCAAGCCCGGAACCCGTCTCATGCGGCAGTGGAAGGACAGAGTTCATATCGTGAACGTCGAGGAGGGGAGCTATGAATATAACGGCACTCGGTACGACAGCTTGTCGGAGATCGCGCGCCTGATCACCGGTACACGGTGGTCCGGACCTCTATTCTTCGGATTGAAGGGTAAGAGAAGCGAGAGTTCGACGGAGGCCGCATGAGCACCATGCAGAAGGCGGCCATCCGTTGTGCGATCTATACCCGCAAATCCTCCGAGGAAGGTCTTGAGCAAGCCTTCAATTCTCTTGACGCTCAGCGGGAAGCTTGCTCCGCCTACATCGCGAGTCAGCGCCACGAAGGTTGGCGCGTCGTTTCTACGCTCTACGATGACGGTGGGTATTCCGGCGGCGATATGGGCCGGCCGGCTCTCAAGCGGTTGCTGGATGATGTCGCACACAATGAAGTGGACACTATTGTTGTTTACAAAGTCGACCGCCTTACCCGCAGCCTAGCCGACTTTGCCAAAATCGTCGAGGCGCTCGATGCAAAGGAGGTTTCATTTGTCTCGGTGACCCAGCAGTTTAATACCACGACGTCGATGGGACGACTGACGCTGAATATTCTGCTCTCATTCGCGCAGTTTGAACGAGAGGTGACCGGCGAGAGGATCCGTGACAAGATCGCAGCTTCTAAGCGCAAGGGAATGTGGATGGGCGGGAGAGTGCCCCTGGGATACGACGTGAAGCGGCGGAAGTTGGTAGTGAACCAGGAGGAGGCAAAGCTGGTCGTTAATTTCTACCGCTGGTATCTCGAATTAGGCTCGGTGGCAAAGCTCAAGGCGTATCTCGATGACCATGGCATTAAGAGCAAAGAGAGGATCAGCCCAGCGGGCGTCCGGTCGGGTGGCACGTCATTTTTTCGTGGAGCGCTCTATCTAATTCTGCAAAATCCGATTTATCGCGGGGAGATTCGGCATCGAAATCAGTCTTATCCGGGTATGCACGAAGCCGTTGTTCCGCAGGATCTCTGGGAGCGAGTGCAAAATCAGCTGCGAGGCGAAAATGGAGGCAGGAATGGGATTAGGGCAAATTGCTTAAACATGCTCGCCGGTCTACTGCAGGATACTGATGGAAATCTGTTCCGCGGCTCCCACACAGTGAAGAACGGAAAAAGATACCGCTACTACTTCTTTCAACCCATAGCGGAAGCCTCCGGCAACCGAACGAAAGCAATTCGCCTGCCCGCCTACGATGTCGAGAAGCAGGTCTCCCTCAGGTTGCAGTCCTTCTTGCGATCTCCGAACGAGGTCATCGAGAGGCTTACACTTCCCGAAGACCACCCTGAGATCACGCAAAAGCTCCTAACGGGCGCCAGAAAACGAGCTGCGGAGTGGTCCGCGGCTTCCCCGGCCACCGTTCGGGAGATTGTCAGAGAGGTACTTCGGCGCGTTGTCGTTCGCCCTGAAAAGATGGAACTGGAGGCGAGTCGGGCCACGCTCCGGGCTGCCTTAATGAATCGCCAACCGGCCGCATCCAGCCGAGCGGAATTGCCGCAGGAAGCGAACACCGAGGACATGGTTCGGCTCAGCGTTCAAGCGAGGCTTAAGCGTTGCGGCGGCGAAATGCGGCTTGTGCTCAGCCCCGATTCGGCAACACCGGAGGTGATGACGCCGATCGTCAAGGCAATTATACGAGCTCATAAGTGGCGAGAAGGGATCTTGAATGGCAACAGTTCGGACCCGACCTTGCTCATGAAACGTGATCTCAAAGGCGAATACCTTCGCCGAGTCTTAGGATGTGCTTTTCTCGCACCCGATATTCTTGAAGCCATCCTCGATGGGCATCAGCCCGCCGGTCTGACCGTCAAGAAACTCTCCCGCCGTCGCTTACCACTCGATTGGTCAGAGCAAAGGATCCAGCTCGGTTTTCCTCCAGCAACTTCGAGCTAATCTTACATTTTTCAGCAACGGTTCCTAAGCGTGCGCGTCGTATCTCTAAATAATTTCCCTGGTCAGCCCCCTTATCAGGGAATGGCGTTCCCTGATATGCCCCTGTTATTGCCCTGTTCCGATTCTTTAGTGAGTGCGCACCTTCCCCAGTGGAATGTGTTATTTAGCTAGATCGGAGCACAATTTTCGGGTCACGAATCGGAAAATTCCCTGTATTTTTCCCTGTTAGCAGGGAATTCCCCGGAGAAAGGTTAGAGCCTGACTGTTCTCTCTACCAGACTTTCCTTCCGGTCCTCTGTCTCTTCCCGTCCG